GGCGTGCATATTCACGCGCAGATAGGATCATTTTACTTAAATTTTAAAATTTGTGTCTGCATGCGGACAAAGATATTAAAAATCTATTGACAATTAAAAATCATTAGCTTATTTTTGGTTTTTTAACTATGTAAATTCATTATAAATAAGATACCATGAAAAAATTAATCTTTCTTTTAGCCTTTACAGTCGGATTTGCCTTTACTGTGAATGCCCAGGGGTCACTTGTAGAATCTCTAACACTTGCTACCGGGACAGTTGATGGTTATGGCACAACATTGGATATTTATTCCCCTTATCTCGGACCGTATTGGGATTATTCAATACAACTTAAATCTACTTTTTACGGCGTGGGGGATTCATCTAGTTGGAATGTAGTATCATACCAGACTAATGATCCGGCGCAAAGTGTATGGACTACAATGACGGAAACTACATTGGATGATACTATACAAACTGTTACTGATGATTCCGGAGTAATACTTGAAGTATCTGATTTTAAAGGTTTATGGATAAAACACACAATTACAAGTATGGGCCTTGATACAGTGACTATCACTCCTTATGCAGTAAAAAAATTGAAACGTACCATCGAATGACTGAAGGCCAAATATTCATACAAGGTATAATTAGCCCGTGGCAGGACGGAGCGGCTGAAGAGTTTGGTGAGGTAAATATCAAACAAGTCACTAAGCAGATCCAGGATAATGCCGATGCCGATAAGCTGATCGTTCATATACACTCGCCGGGCGGGGATGTAGATGAAGGCTTTGGTATTCATGATCTTTTGGTTTCTTCAGGAAAAGAAATAGAAACACGCATCGAAGGACTTTGTGCTTCTATAGCCACTGTAATATTCCTGGCAGGATCAACGCGAAAGATTACAGAAAATTCGGATGCTATGATTCATACACCCTGGGGAATGAACGAAGGTGATGCTGAAGATATGCAGAAATATGCCGATGAGTTAAAAAAGATTGAAAAGAAAATACTTGATTTTTACGTCAAAAAAACCGACGGCGACCGCGAAGCTATAAAGCAGATGATGAAGGATGAAACGTGGCTTACGGCAAAACAACTGAAGGATTTAGGCTTTGCAACGGAAATTATTACAACCATTAAGGCTGTAGCAAAATATAATTTTAAAAACATAAATATGGAAACGCAAACGTCTTTGGAGTTCAAAGAACTCAATAATAAAATTGACAACAAATTCACAGAGTTGCTGAAAAAAATAGGATTAGCAAAGGGAGCGAAGGCACAGGCTCTAATGGTAACTACCGCTGATGAAACTGTTCTGGACTTTGGTGATCAGATAGAAAGTGAGGAAGAGATTGAAGTCGGTATGACAGCAACCATCGAAGGTGGCGGTACTCCTGAGGGTGATTATGTTATGACTGACGGGAGCACGTTAGTGTTTGCTGAAGGCAAAATTACCGAGATGAAGCCTGCTGAAGAGGAAGAAACAGAAGAGATGAAGGCGCTGAAGGCAGAAAATGAAGCTTTAAAAAAGGAGCTTGCCGATTTAAAAGCATCCAATGAAAAGGCTATCACCGATCTGGAGCAGGAGGTTGTAGATATTAAGGCGCAGGTAAAATCGGATATAAGCACCTTTGAAAAAGGTAATGTTCCTGGATCCCCGGATCCGGAGCCGTCACGAAGTCCTGGGAAACCTATAACTGGAATTTAATAAATCGAAATATAAAACTATAAAAACAGAATATTATGGCAGCTTTAATTGATCTCTCTTCGACACCCCTGACAATGAATGAGCAGGAAGCTCAAAGTGCTAATGAAGCAATCTTTGAAAAGGTATATGCCAAACCGGTATTAACCGACGCTCATCTTATTGCAACAGGCATACAGATGAAAACGCAGATTCCCTTTTATGGACATTTCGGACTGGTGGGTAAAAAATCTACCGGCTCATGTGCTGTAATGGCGGAAACAAAGACAAGCCTGGCAACAGAGAAATGGTGGGATCCTATGTTGATAAAATTTAGGCTTACCCATTGCCAGGAAGATATCTCCCAACTTTTCAAGATGTGGAAACGTGCGCAATCGGCGCTGGCAACATGGGAAGATATGGCTAATGAGCAGGTTGCATTTCTTTCAGATCGCACCGTCGACGCAACGCTTGAGGCAATACTGCGCATTACTTCATTTGGTGACCTGAATGAAGATGTTATCGGTAGCGGTGGGAACCTTACCGCCGGGACGACAACTGCCTATTTCACTATGCTTGATGGTCTATGGGCACAACTTGTTGATGGCGTTGTTGCCACTACCGTTCCGCGTTATACTATTCCCGAAAATGGAGGGGCCAGTTATGTAGCTCAGGATAACCTTGCTGCCGACCGTACCCTGAAGGCTATGCGTGATCTATACAATGAGATAGATACCCGCGCTATAATTGCCGGCGGGCTGGTATTCCAGATGACAAATAGCCTGTATAGAAACTGGCTTGATTATCTCGAAGATAAGTCACTGGCCTTCACCCTTGAGAGAACAGAAAAAGGGAAGGTCACACAAATGTCATACCGGGGAATACCTATTGTAGTACGCTATGATTGGGATCGCAACATCAGGGCATATTTCGACACAGGATCAGCATATTACCTGCCTCACCGTATGCTTTTAAGTCCGATCAGTAATATCCCTATCGGCACCAGCGATGATGGTGATTTTGATAAACTGGATATGTTCTATGACCGTACTCTCTTGAGCCATTATATTGATGTAGCTTTTTACCTTGACTGTAAGTTGCTTGAAAATTACATGGCTGCGGTGGCTTATTAAGAACGATTTTAAATAATAAGATATGGGATGTCTCTCAGCTATAACCCAGGTAATTGCAAACACTTGTACTAATGTTCCCTCTGCGGGGCTTGAAGTAAAAGGGTGGGTTATGAACCGCGCTGATGCTGTATGGACAATCGACGGTGCTAATGTTGTTTTGCTTACAGCCCTTGCCGGTCCTACTCTCTATCCTATTACGGCTGTAAAGAATGAACATAATGCCGGCTTTGATGGTGTCTTTAATGACAATCTCCCTGATCTATTTACCCATAATTATTCATTCCAACCATATGAGCGTGAAGCGGCCGATATACTTGCATTGGATTCAATAGATGATCTTGTTATTGTCGTCGAATTAAAAGGACCTAAGACAACAGGATGCTTTATTGTTCTAGGTTATGAAACCGGCCTGCATCTTGTTTCAATGTCATATAGCGCAATGGATAATAATGGTATACCGACGTATGAATTTGCCACAAAGGAAGGACAGGGAGAGAAGTATTCACGGTATGTATTTTGGGATACAGACTATGATACTACAAAGGCAGCACTTGTAGCACTAGAATAAATTAAAAATATATGAGTTGTTTAACAACAATAGCAGCAGTAATTACTAATGTTTGTACAAGCGTACCGGCAAAAGGATTATGCGTAAAAGGATGGATATTAAATCGTGCCGATATTACCTGGACAGGTGGAGACGGCACCCCTCTTGTTACTGCCGGTGCCAATGCAGTAGGTGCGCAAGCATGGTCAATTACCGCAGTAAAGCATGAGATGAACGCCGGCGCTGAAGCTGTCATAGCCGATAATTTACCTGGATTATTTAAGCATTCGGTAACGATACAACCATACGAACGCGACGAGGATGCGATAAAAAATATAGACAATATGTCCGATGTAGTTATCGTCCTTGAGCTGGAAGGTGGCGAGAAAGTTGACGATTTATATACCGAAGGGAAGTTTATTATCCTGGGCTTCGGCTCCGGGCTACATAAGGTTTCAGCAACATGGAAAGCACTGGATAATCATAGCATACCTACATATGAGTTTGCTACACGTGATGGTGAGGAGGAAAAATATTCGCGTTATGTGTTCTGGCCTGCTGCTGATACATATGCCGCTGCTGCTGCTGCCCTTCTGACCCTTGAAACGCCAGGGGAATAATGAATGAGCTGGATGAATTACTTTCGCATTCGTTTGAAGATATAAAGGGAAGTAAGTTAATACTGGAACTTTTAAGATTATCCAGGGAATATTTAGGAGTACAAGTTACGGATTGCGAAAAACAACATAGGAGTTATTACGAAAAATTGAAAACGATAAAAAATAAACCAATGGCACAACAAACGGATTATCTAAATAAGAAATATATACTGAAGCCCGGAAAGGTTTTGTATTACAATCATACTCATTTTAATAACGATACCCTGACGGATAAGATTGCCGGGAATGCTATCAAGAAATTCCCTAACCTGGCAGGTGCTTTTATTAGTGATCGCGAACGGGCTGTATTGGAAGCTAAAGTGAAAGCTAAAAGCAATATA